TCGGGTTCGTGTTCGAGAGAACGATATTCGAGATATAGAAATTTGTCGTGCTCGCCCCGGTCAGCCCGCTCAGGGTGAGCTTCGTAGCACCGGCTGTATCGTGCGGAGTGAAGAAAGCCATTCGTCAAATCTCCTGCCAGAGGACTGTGTACGTTTGAGTCACCGAATACACCGGGGGCAATTCGCCGCCAGCCAACTGCACGAACCCATCGGATTCATTGAGCAGGCTGACGTACCGCACTGATAGCCAGTTTCCCACCCCGCCGCCGAAACCATCCAGTGCCGCCCGGCAGCGGTCGGCAAGGTCTCTTACTGCCTCATACGTCTCGGCGTACACATCGACGGCGAGCGTGACGCTGGCGATCCCAGACGGGCCGCCCAGGGTCGCCTCCCGCTGCACCGCCTGCCGCCGCCAGACGAGAAACGGAATCGCCGCCGAAGCCGGGGCGATGACCGGGTAGACCCGGTCGCCCAGGATCTCGGCCACCGCCGGGGAGGCCCGCAGCACGTCCGCCAGGAGCTTCTCAGGGGCTTTCACGCTCATAGGTCAACACTCCCGGTAGCCGACCGCGTCAGGGCATCCAGGGCGTCCTCAAGCGATATACGGAGTTCCCGCTGGAGGATCTCTGCCGCCGTGCTCTGCGTCTGGTCCCACGCCGTTTGGAGCGGGGGTTGCCCGGTCGAGCCGCCCACGGGCATTGCGGGAATCGTGATCGGCGTTTTGCTCTTGCGAAAAAACGCCCGCTGGTAAGCGGGGTCAGTAATCACCCGGCTCGGCTGGCTCGGGTCTTTCACCATCTTGAACGGGCCGAGCCGGTTGAAGCTCGACGCGATGTACCCGCCCTGCCCCTTGACCGAGTGCTCTTGCACCTCTGCCACTGTGCCCGACTTCATGCGACGCTGATGGGCGCGGCGAGTGTAGGGCTTGTCGGAAAGTTTGCTGACTTGCCGGGGCTGCGTGCCGTTCTCCAGCCACCATTGATGAAACGCCCGGTCGTTGCCGGCCCGCACCGTGCCGCCAGACGCCGAGTCAGACCTTTGCCTGCCGGCTCGCCGGAAGCCCACCAACGCGACCGCGTTACCGCTCCGAGAGTAGCCGATGACCTTCGACGTTGCCGCCCGCTGCAGGTTCCCGGTCGGCCCGAGCGGCGTGAGTTGCTTCAGCCTCGCCAGCACCGGCGCGACCGCCTTCTCTAGGGCACGCTTGAGGATCTGCGTCTTCTCGCTATTTGTGAACACCTTGCCCAACGCCGTCTGCAACTCCCGCAGTTCGGTCTGGTCAACAGATAGCGAAATGCCAACGGTCGCCATTACTCCACCCTCTCAGTGCAAAGGGCTTCGTGCTCGCTGCGGTTCGCGTGCTCCAAGAGCGAGGCGATCTCCAGCACCCGCCCTCGCCACAGGAGCCGCATCTGCGAAGTCATGCCGGGCACGTACCGCAGCCGCACGCGGTGGCTCATCTCGGTCTGCTGCTGGCCCTGGAGCAGGAACTCCCGGCTCGACAGTCCATCGACGCTCGCCCACCGCTCCGCGAACGTCTCCCATTCCAGCGTCGTTTCCCCGAGGGCGTTACGCCGCTCGGTCGCCTGCTGGATCGTGACGCGCTCGCGGAGGCGGCCTGGGTCAAGTGCCATACAAAACTAGCGTGTAGGAGGATGTGCCGGCGGTGTCCGCTACGCGTATTTGAAAGCCGTCGTCCTCGAACGCCTCAGACACGGCGACTTGACCAGCACGGGAAAAACAAACAAAGCTGCTCGGCACATCATTAAAGCCCTCTAACTTCACGAGGTTCGCCCCGCTGGCGGCAAACGCAACCCGCGAAACGCTAGAGAACGACACGATGTCGCCGGCTGCGTTGCGGTAGGTCGTGGGTGCAATCAACACAAAAGTATCCGCCGTTCCAGCCGTGCCGGTCACGACCGCGACCTTGCCGAAGTCATACTCCGTCGCGTGCTGCACTGCGATGGTCTTGAGCGAATTCGCCCCGTCCACGACGGTCGAATCGGTGAACAGCACCTCGACGCCGAACCTTCCCTTGACGCTCATCGGTAGCTCCCCCACTTCGCGGAATCGAGGAGCGACTTGACCCCGAACGGAATCTCGCTCAGGTTGATGCCGTCAGCCGCCATCCGCCGCTCGTACCACATGCCCACGAGCCAGAGAATCGCGTTCTTCATCCGTTGTGGGACGCTCGTGCCGTCGCTCCCCCGACCGCCCCACCAAGTCACGGTGACCGCGTTGTAATCGAGCAGGTGCGACGGCCACGAGCCGTTGTAGTTCGTCCGCAGCACGCCGGGCACCGAGTCGCGGTCAACGCGATACTCGGCAGTCGAAAGCGTGGCGGTGCTCTGGTTGTCCATCGTGTACGTGATGCTCACCGCCGTCACCGTGCCGCTGGTCGCCATCGGCGGGCGGGGCAGCTCGATTTCGATGGGAAACGAGTCGAGCGTCAGCCGGTACTGGGCGTGAATGAACGTCTCGTCACAGTACGCCTCGCACCACTCGCGGGCCGCCGTAATGAGCGACGCGATGTAGCCATCGTCGGTGTCGGTATCGACCCGAAGGTGTTGCTTCGCCTCGGCGAGCGTGACCGGCTCAACTGCCGGAGGCGTCAGAGTCGTGAGGCTTCGGTATCGCATTCGGTTTCCTGCCGCGTCGCGGCCTCGCGTCAGCCCGCTCCACCTGGGGCTCGACCGTCGCCGTCTCGATCAGATCCATCTGCGGCTCCCGCACGGCGATGCCGTCGCGGATGAGCCGCAATGCCGTATCGTCCTCGCACTCGATCACCCGCCCGAGGGTGTAGTTCGAGTAATTCTTCGCTAGTTTGATTTTCACGATTGGGGCACACTCCATGCAGTTTTGGGGCGACCGTTCGCCGTGTAATCACCGACGTATTGAAATACGGGGGTCTGGAGGTCTTTGCCGGGCCAGACCGAAACGTACTCGCCGTGTCCGATGGAGACGCGAGGCGTGACGTAGACGCGGTTGCCGGCCTTGCGGAACTGCCTCCAGAAATGAATGTCGGCATCGACCCGCCCATCGCCGTACTCGCCCTGGGCGTTCGGCTGATCTTGGAACCACGGCTTCGGGGTTCGCTTGAGGGCTTTCGTGCTGATAAGTGTGCAGCCAAAGTGCGCCGAGTCCACCTCCTGCACGGGCTCCGCGAACCACGACATCGGCAGTTCGGTAGACCCGCCCTCGGGCGGCTTGTCCAGCGTGCCCGGCAGGGTGAACATCGGGCGGCCATCTTCCCGCTTCACCTGGAGCGGGGCGAGGGCGTCGCACTGGAAAGCCATCGCCATCGCCACGAGTTCGGAGACCTCCCGCTGCCCCCAGAATGAATCGTAGTCGGTGCAAAGGATGAACTCGGTCGAGTCGATGAACTGCTCTAGGCAACGCTGGAGCACTTGCCCCCAGAGGGCTCCCTGCCCCAGCGTCGGGCGGATGCCAAGCGGCATGAGGGCTTGAGCCCAGCCGAACAAGTTTGCGAGCGGGCCGAAGCGAGGCCCGCTCATGACGCACTCGATCCGCACCTCGACATCGGTCTGCCCGACTTTGACAATCATGTGTCCCTCAAACAGAGATGGCGGGCACGGCACCAGCCGCACCCGCCATTCACTGTGTCGAGGCTGTCAAGCGTCAGCCCGTGAACTTGACCGCCACGCCCTTGTCGGTCGCGGTGTCAGCGCCCTTTTCGCCCTTGCCAAGCCGGCCCACGAGAATCACGCTGGCAGCCGTGTCAGGGGTCGTCGTGCCGACCTCGATGTACCGGGGCTTGCCCCGGAGATCAAAGTCGGCGCGGACGAGCGTGCTCACCGCCGTCTGCGAAAGCGAGGTCGCCACGGCGGTCGCACCAGCAACCGAGTAGGTGCCGGTGTAGTCGGCGAGTCCACCAACCGTATCCGCAGCCTTCAGCGTGAAGACGCTGGCGACCGCCGACGTGTCAACGCAGGGACCGTAGACCGCATCGACCGAGAGGTAGTCATACCCCTTCGTATCGACCTGGAGAGTAGCCGCAGTGCCGGGAGCACTAGCGACAGACTTCGTAGCTTCGAGATGGTTCACTGGTCAGGGTCTCCTAGAGGGTCAGGGTTCAGCTATTGAACTTCAGCGCGACGATCGGGCCAGCCTTGACGTTGTCGCCCAGGTCGTGAGCCACGCTCGCCATGCGGCTCGTGGCGAAGGTGAGCAACTGGTCGAACTCGATGAAGCGGGAAGCGTCGGTCTTCACGTTGACCTCACGCCGCACGCCCATCGTCACCGCCTGGCTCAGGTCGCCGAACAGGCAGGCAATCTTGCCTGCGTTGTTCTCAAGCCCGCTCTCCAGCGAGTGAACCAGCACCACCGGATAGCCGAGGAACTGGAGCCCAGCGCCGCCGGCGATGTCCGCGACATTGTTGCCGGCGTTGCCGATCATCAGCCGCAGCATCGACCCGCCGTAGCCAGCCGGCGAAATGTACCACTTGGCATTCCGGTTCCGAGCGTAGAGCGGGAGCCGAGCGACCACGTTCGTGAAGTCACTCAGGTCGAGCCCCGAGGTGCCATCCACGCCGAACGAGTTGTTGCCGGTCGCGGAAGTCACAACGCTCGCAGCGTGCGTGCCGTCGTTGATGGCAACCGCCACACCCGTGAGCCCGTGGTCAGTCCCCGAGCCCGAGCCCGTCCAGCCCACGCGGTCGTAGGTCTCCGCGAAAGCCTGGGCCACCTCGACCGCCATCGCATCGGCAAGGTCGATGACCGAATCCTCGACCAGCGAAACCGGCACGCGGTTGTCCACGCCCCAGAGCTTCGCGACGAGTTGCACGTTGTCGAACGTCACGTCGCTGGACAGCGGAGCGGCGTTCTCACCGATGGCCCGAGCGGTCAGCCCGCCGGTGCGACGGGCGATGAGCAGCGTGTCGCTGTTCATCGTCACGACGCGGGCGTTGGCCTGATAGGAGCCGAACTCCTCGACCAGCCGGATGATCTCGGTCGAAAGCTCGTCATTCGTCAACACCCCGCCAAGCGAGTTGATGCCGCCGGCCTGGGCGCGGAAGTTGACGCCGTGATCGTGGCACCACCGGCGAGCCTCTTCGTCGTTAAACAGGCAAGCCTTCGCGGCCATGCCGGCACGGTAGGCCCGCTCCTCGCAGCGGAAGCCGCGAAGGGGTCGATGATTCTTCGGCACGGCGTAAACCTTGGTGCGACTTTCCACGGCGGGGGTCTCCTCGGTGGCTTCGATCTTCTTGGCGGGGGCCGAACGCTCCAGCACGCTGCGGAGTTCCAGTTCCTTGGCCTGCACGCGGGTCAGGAACTCGATCCGTTCCTTGAGCTTGTCGGCAC